TGGTGTAATCTGATTCTCTTAGAAAACCCTTCTTGATTTCTTCTTTTGTCAACTGTGTCCCATCGTCAAGGGTGAGCAACACACCATTTGTTTCTGGTGCAGCTTCCTCGTACTCTGGCTCAGTTTCGAGAGTCTCGTCTTGGGCCTCAACTTGGTCATCAACTGTGGCTTCTTCTGTCTCAGCTTCTGCCTCAACGGTGTCCACAGATTCATCCGGCTCAGGTGCAGTGTCAACAGGCAGCTCAAGTTGATCTTCCTGTTTTGCGTTTCGGGCATTTGCTAATGTCCGAGCTGCTTCACTAACCTCCTGGTCCGTATTTCGTGTTGCTTGCAAGGCTTGAATACCTTGACGCAACGACATTGCATTTCCACCCTCATTGACAGGTGGGGTCATGTTGTCACTCATAATAAAATCCTATCTAAAATGTTGGAATAAATTTTTTCTTCCGTTGGAAGTCTCTCTGTTGCCGGTCGGTCAATACACCACCATGCAGTACAGCTTTTAAATGACGTATAACAACGTCAATATCTTTATATGCCTCCATGTATCTAAACCGCCCCAGGTCATCTTTGATGTCACACTCAGAGGCCATGTGCATATATGTTTTCTTTAACACCTCAAAACTTTCCCATATTACTGGATTGCGTTCTGCATCTTTTGCCCATTGCAGTCGCTCTTCTTCGGTCATAGTAATTGTTCCAATCCAGAGGCAATGATAATAAGAACCGCCAACCCCCACAGTTTAGTGTCCAGGCGATCAATTTTCTGCTCTACATAAGCAAATCTTTCTGCACATTCCTTTTCATGTTTTGTCAATGCTTCTCTCACACTTTTATTGGTCATAATTATGCCTTTGCACTTTTTGACTTTTTCTTTTTTTTAGATGCTAGTTTTTTCTTTGCAGCAGCAGCAGCTTGCATTCCTGCTTTTGTGTATGGATATTTTTTTCTACCAACATTTGGCATTGCTTTCTCCTGTGAGTTTCTATTGATACAACTTTTATAAAAATGATAATTGCAGCTTAGGATCAAATACTAGTTCTTTTTCAGATGGTCTTTTTGATAACAAATACTCGTCCCAATCCATAAACTCGTAATAACGCATGATTGCCCACCGCTGAAACTTTTTTAACATTAGATCCGAATTATTATAAACCATTGGATAGGGCTTGCAGCCTAAAGCAACAATGTCATTAAATCGGCTGCAAATATCTTCCATCGTTTCATTTGGTTTAAAACCAATTAACATATAAACCATTAAATGATGTGGGGGTGTTCCAAACTTTTCTAATCGTTCCACACCTTTAAAAAATATTTTTTTATCGCCAAGATTATCCCAGGCTGTATATAATTTTTTTGTTTTAAACTTTGAGTCGTAATATCTAATTTTTGGCAAATATTCCGCAGCACGATCATCAATTAAACGAATATTAATTCCTTGTGAGAAACATACTTTATACTGACCATCAATAATTTCATTTGCTTTTTGTTCCCACAATGGCTGACCAAAAAAATCATTATCAAGCAATAAAATGTTTTTAGGAAACGGATTGCCACGCCAAATTTCCGCTATCGTTTTATTGTCTTTATTTTTTCCTTCTTTCTGCGGAACAACACAAAACTTACATTTTAATCTGCACCCACGCTGAGAAAACCCTATGGAGTTTTGAAACTCTGGATAAAGTGAATAATCAAAACATTCCTTTTCAACAGGAATTACATCCTCAACTGTTATTGTAGTCTTGGAACCTGTGCCACCAATAATTGCATTAGGAAAGTTTTTTAAAAATGCATCCTGTTTTTTCGTGTTAAATGAAAAAATAGAGGATCCGTAAACACGATCATAGGTTTCCTCGAATAATTCACGCTTTACTGATTTAGTAAAATATACTGTGTCACCCCTTTTTTTATGAGCATAAGACAAGTTCATTAATGCAAGATTAGGAAGTTTTCCATCAAGGTGTGTAATTCTTACATGCATCTAAATCTTTATTCATATATGTGTCTAATGATACAACTTTTAGTGTTTTAATAAGTTCGGCTTGTTCTTGAATATAATACTGTTGATCTATTAACTGAGAGAGATGATCTGAATTGATCTTCTCATGGTCAATCATTCGGTATAATACCCTGGCCAGACCGAGCTTTTTTATCTATGGCATATTTTTCAAGTCTTGCTTCAATGTCTAGCTCCTGGAGTTTTAAATTCGCATCAGCTGCAATCTTGGCTCGTTTTAGGTCTGCCTCAAGCAACATCTTCTCATATTGCATGGTAAGTTTTTGGATGTCTGCCGGTGACATAACATTGCCGGCTTTAATGCTGACCTCTGCTTCTTTCAATGCAAGCTCTCGTGCTTTGAGCTGGAGAGTCAGCATATCAACCTTAAAGTCCATTTGATCTTTCTGTTGTTTACGCTGTGCCTCAATCATGTCTTTATCTGGTCCAGATTGTGGCAACTGATACCCAGGAGGTATTTCACCAAAGTATAACTCTGGATTTTTAATACCAGATGCTTCTGCAAGGTCCTGTAGAGCTCGTGAATATTTATTCAAATCGACCAGAGGTGAGCTAGGACCAAACTGTGAGATAATTGCTTCTTGTTTTCCGACTATCTGACCCATCATTGCCATGTCTCTGTCTCTGTTGCCGGTTCCCAATCCTGTAGTCACATTGACATCCATATCTGAGAACATTTCCCACTGGCGAGGATCGATGCCAACAGCTCGTCCATCCATACGGATAATGCGTTCATAATCCTGATACAGAACAAGTTGTTTAAGTATGCCTCTAAACAGTTTACGCATACCACCATCTGCCCATATACGAGCAATCATTTCTACTTTTCCAAGGGATGCACTCTGTGCAATCTGTGCTGCTGTTGCTGATTGATTAGACAGCACCTCTGGATTTAAACCCATTGCAGATTTAGAAACACCGGATCTGGCCTCTGCCTGTGAGTCAAAGTGCTGTAACATTGACAACCCCTGAGCCCCTACAAACGGAATAGGGATCTCTCTGATTGTTCCAGGTTTATTGACATACACTGGAGCCCCGGGTGAGAGGTTGGTCAACTGCTCAGGATTAACTAAGTTGTCAAACACAACCTCTCTTTGGGGAGTCATTGCTAAGTAGCCACTATCAAGCATCATGCGAGTGATAACTGTGTTGACCTTTTGTATTTCTACTAAACTATCAGCCGGACACCGACCAAAAAAGATATTAGGGATTGGCTCAGGACAGAAATCCGCAAACACAACCTGGTGTGCATAAGGTTCCATTTTCAGCATCACATCAACTTGCTCACCACCCCCTGCGACAAAATACCAGTCTTTTACCCCGGTTCCGTCATAGTCGCATTTGATAATGCCTTCATGGACCAGGACTTCTCGCAACATAGGATCGGGACTGTCTGTGCGATCTCTCTCTCTGTAGTAATCATCATTTAGTTTTTGGTTATACACCCGGTCGGTGTATGTCGGCAGCTGTTCTATCATGTCCTGGGGATAGCCAAGAGCAATCAAATCACCAGCTCTTTTAAATGTTCTATGTGATTTTAAAACTGCATCTTCCAGGGATGTTGCATCTCTGGATATTACAAACTCATCCCAGTCCAGGTTTTCTATTTTGACTGTTGAATTATTAATTGTTCTTTCTACTGTGAGATCATGGACCGACAGAGCTGTGGTGGTTCCCGGCATCATCGGGTTTGGACCTTCCATTTGCTCAACTGTGTGTGCCTTAATCTCTAACTCTGGATTTGCGTCTGTTTGTGCTACCAGTTCTGCAAACTCAATATCTGACAATCCCTCATAGGTCTGCTCAGACTTTTGGTAATCCTCGTTATAATAAGACTTTAGGACACCAACTTTTCCGACCAGGCCATTCCAACACCAATCTCTTATCAGCATCTCACCCTGGTTGTCCTTCCTAAACACACAGTCATTCACATAACGTGTGATCAGATCCGCAGTGTCTGCATCCTCTTCACCCACTGGTTCATACACAGCAATGTTTTTTCCCTGGGTAAAGACACGCATCAAAGAAGGCAGCATCATATTGATGTAGGTTTGGACAGTTCGGTCTGTGACTCGAGATCGTCCTTGTGGGGCTGGCACATCGTCCATGATGCCCCGGTAATATTCATAATTGCGATTGCGATCATCAGCAATAAACTCAGAGCCATTTATGTATGTCATCGCATCGGTGATCTCAGAGCCTATTAGAATACGCAGTTGTTCTTCTGAGAGTCCCTCAGTTTCAGTCGGATCAACAACAGTCTCTGTGATCTTTTGGTATTCAACACCCGGATCCCCGGGCTCTAACTCATCAACCATTGCGTCAAAAACCATTTCGGGTTCGGCCACTTACTTAGCTCCTCGTAAAATTGAACTGACATTCACATTTACCTGTGTGCCTTGGTGTGTGGTCATATACTCAACCACCTTAATGAGATCATCACCCACTGGTTTGACATCAACTTGCAATGTGGCTCCAGTGCTAAACCGCCAGTCATCACCCAGTCTTTTTGCTTTGAGTTTATGAATGGCAAATCCTTTTTCCAAGCTGTCATACCTTTTGACTTCAGTTTGTGCTGCAACTTTCTTTAAAACCTCTAAATCACTCTTGACTGAGGATTGTGCTGGTTTTGCTTTTGGTCGTGTTTTTCTTACGCTACCCATGATGTGTCAATCTCCACTTCTTTTGGTTGTTTCTTTGCTTTAAAGCCAACAGCTAAATACCGAAACGCATCAGCTGCATGACTGGTCCAATCGTGTAATGGCCTGAGTTTAAATGCCTTGTTTTTTTCGTCCCAGGCCGACCGGTATTGTTTCAGAGCTTCAATGCCTCTCTCACAGTTGTTCTCATCAAAATAACAGCGATTCAGCATAGACCTGACAGCCTGGATCCCATCATCGACAGAGAGTTTAGGACACACTGTTGGTGTTAAACCCAGTGTGGTTAAAACCTCAAACCGACTTTTGCCAGTGCCAAGCTCTTTCACTTCCACATCGTGTGGCAGTATGTGCTGTCCATACACATAAGGCTTGTCTTTTAGGATCTTGGCATAGTGATCCAAACCAACTCCTGATGCCTCATAAAAGTCGATCAGGCGTACTTCATTAGAGACAAACTGTGCAAACCATATACTCGTGCTGTCACCAATCCCTAAGTCCCAGGCAGTATGGACCTCAAGTGCTTTATCATAATGCACCTTGGCAACACGACCATCATCCTCTGCCTCTCTCATCTCTTTTCCATAATAGGCTCCCTGGATGGCAGCGGAAAACGAACACTCATACTCCTGATCGTATTGATCTTTAGACAGATCATGCTTTGCTGCTTCCAGCTCACTTTCTGGAAGTAAGTGTGTGTGACTGGCTTTTAACTCTAAGGCAAACCAATCAGGATCCTTTTGAGCTCGTTTATACATCTCATAAAAATTGTTATGACCTTTAGGTGTCCCGATCCATGTGCATGATCCCTGCCTGTCACTTAATGCTGGTCGTATAACTTCTGCAAAGGCACGAGGATCCATATCGGCATACTCATCTAAAACCACACTGTCAAAACCTAACCCTCGCAACCGATCATAGTTGTCTGCACCATACAGACGAATGCGTGAGCCATTAGGCATATCAACTCTGAGCTCTGACTCATTCACAGTTGCTCCCAGTGACATGAATGGCTCTGTGTATTCTCGTACTATCTGCCAGGCTATGTCTTTAGATTGGCTATAAAACGGAGAGATAAAAGCAAACCTTCCATCCTGTTTGTTGACTGCTAATCTGATTAAATGATTTATGCAAGCAGTTGTCTTTCCGGCTCGTCTATGTGCAACAATAACATTCCACCGCTTATCACTCTCATGGAAACTCTTAAATGCAATACGAGGAGCATAACTTGAGATAAGAGTCATTTCTCCGGTGTCACATCTATTGTTTTTGGTTCCTGATACTCCCTCCAAGAGAATTCCATTTTGACCGGTCGGTTTTCATCACCAACAATTTGTACAGTCGCCAGATCCGGCAGTGTTTTGCGTAATAAAATCTCGATTGATTTTAATCGTGACACACTTAACTCCTCAGCTAATTGTCCGAATGCGTTTTTCTGCAAACAATCAATGAGCTTGGTGGCCTGTATTCGTTGTCTCCTGATATCGTTTTTATGAAATTTATCTAAGATTGGTTTCCTTGAAAGTTTGGGCATTGTGTACCTGTAAGTGTTTGATTATGAAAATTGAACATTATTCATGTCATCAATAAATTATGCTGCTTTTTGTCCGCACCACTTTAAATTCATAGCATCATCTGCATGCAGTCCATAGCCAGCAGCAAGGCTTGGAAGCAGTCCAGATCCATGCACAGTAATGTCTATTGGTTGGAAGATTTTACGTTTCATAAAATCCCCAATTTTTTCCAAGAGGTCCTCAAAGTCCATGCACTGTTTGGCCATGTGAGAGTTGGTCATAAAGGTTTCTTTTCCGACCTTGCTCTGGAGCACAATCTGGCCTTCTTTGGCATCCGGTGGTTTTGGTTTTGCATAGGCGTGTGCTTTGTTATTCGTCAGAGAACTATCAAATCCAAACAAATGAAACTCTCTAAACCCAAGCAGATACCCAACCAGGACAGCTCTTAGTCCAACAGTTGTCGGTCCTGGAACCACTTTCCAGTCACGCTTTGAAAATTCGTTTTTTAATATTTCTGTGGGCCATTCGTGCGTGTAGTAATCCACACCAGCATGCCATAAAACGACATTAGCTTTACGCAAGGCATCAAAGACGAGTGGATGGCATTGCCCAGCAACCAAGTATGTTGTTTTCTTTTGTGGCTTTTGAATGTACTCAGCAACCCACTCTTTTGGATCCAATAAACATCCATAATCCGGTGTGATCCCTTTATGCAGCAACCAGTCGTGGGTTTTGTTGCATGCCAAGATTTTTCCTTTTTTCCCCAATCGTTTAATCGTTCTAAGAGTATCATTGAGGGACGGACCCCCACCGCAGATCAAGAGCCGCCCCTTCTGGCTGTTTTCAAGTTGCGATATATCCGGCAACTGTCGAGCCATGATACTTCGTGTGCGTTCAATCATCTCCCAAAACAACAATCGTCCAGAGGACTTCCGGCCCAGCTGTGTCTGCCTGACACTGTGATCAGCAAGAGTTTTTAGTTCCACAACGCTGTCCTCCACCCAATCAATGTGCCTTTAGGATCCATCGGAAATTTATTTTCGTGAAACTCTGTTGGTTTAAAGTCCTGAGCTTTATAGGCTCTGGCAATATCAAAGGGACACGAAAACGCATGTTGTCTGTGTAAGGCTTCAAGAGCAACCGGCAAGGTCACATCATTATATTCTGGTTTACGTTTTGCCTTGGCCTTCGCAACTTTTGTTTCAATGTCATATGTGTACCCGGTCCCAAATTTAGCTGACAGTCCATGTCCACCCTCTCCAAGTCGTACTGTTGGAACACCGGCCAGTGTTGCATCAAGACCTGTTCCGCATCCTGACACATGCACAATACACTTTGCATCATTCAATCGTTGGTTAAAAGGTGTGCGATCATCAATCTCACCATCCTCAGACCAAAAACTTACATCCTCACTGGGATGGCAGCGGATCAAAGGTTTAAGAGACCGGCAGTCTTTAATGGCTTGCCTGGTCCACACATAACCATTGATCTCATGGTTGATTTGATAGGCTAAGAAGTCAAATGTCTTTTCTGTTGCACCACCTAAAATCCGAACTGTTGTTGACACCATATCCTGGAAAGATCGTCCAAAATTGTTCAAAGTTCCTGCCATTGTGCAAATGATCACCCGGTCTCCCTTCTCTGCTGTCGAGATTAAGAGACTGCGTGGATTACCTGTCACCACCACTGGTGTTTTGGTCATCTTTTCATAGAGCTCTTTTTGCTTTTCGTTATGTGCAAAAATAATATCAGCCCGGTCTAAACATCGTGTGTCCAGTGAGGGTCTGTATAGATCGATCCTCGGTTGCATCGGGAACAGCTCTTCATCCATCAAAGCAATAATATGTCCAGCGTTGATGGCTTCAGTAAACACACCCACATCCTGGGTGTTCGCAGATTTCCATAGAATTATTCCAGGTGGCAGATTATGCCAGTTCTGCATTTGCCATCGGTTGCCTACAACAACTTGAAATCCTTTTTTGTGCATGGTCTCAGCCAGCCATTCTCGGGCCGGCAGCTCCCGGGCTGCAATCTCAACCGGTAGATACAGGATTTTCTCAACTTTTCGTGGGTCCGGTGTCGGTTCACCGATATACTCAGGTTTACCAGGTAGTCCATGAAAAGATCGTCTTAGTAATCTTAAATATAATCGTTTTGCTTCTTCTACTTTTAGTTTTTTTAAGGCAGATTTAGCAGCTATGTGGAGTGTCTTTAATTGTTCTTGCTCTTCTTCCTCATCCGTTAATGCAACCTTTACCTCGTCAAACTTGTCTCTAAACTTTGACCTAGCCGGATCATCGTCATCAAACTTTCGTGCTCCAGAATTGCACCATATAATCCCATCGTCCTGGTAGTCATAGTCCACCTCTTTTGGACTAAGAACTGTTATCTCAGGCTTTTGTTTTTTCCATACACACCAAAGTGCTGCCTGGTCAATCTGCCATATGAGCTGATTACGCACATAAAAGTGATAGATATAATCAGCAACACCCTTCCAATACGCATTGGCTCGACCAATACACACAGAGGCATTACAGACATTCCAGGGCTCTAATCGTCCAGGACGTAATCGCATCCCAACCTCAGCATCCGGCAGTTCCGTATGACACCGATTGGCTATGGCATCCACATCGAGAAGAACCGATGTACACCCATTCGATTTCATAAACTCAAACCAGCGAATAAACCGGACACTGTGATAATAGGCCGGATCTGATCGAGGTTGTTCAATGGTTAAACCAACAACTCGGTCCAGTTGTTTTATCACTTTTTTTGCATAACTCGGATCGGCATCCATTAGATGCACATGGGCTGGTCCTTTTATGCTGGCCAGGAGTTTGGCTCCAAAATCTCTAAAATATCTCCCATCACAACACAGAAAAGCAGTTTTGTTTGCTACCTGTGCATTTAAAATAATAGTCTGCACTTCTGGCAAATTATAGGACACCTGAGTGGGCAGCTCTTTGAGAGTCACAACTTGCCGGACATCTCGCTTTCCCTGGAAGTGCTCTTCCATTTTGACGTAATCACCATCTAAAAAACACTGAAACCCAGGATCAGGAACATGCGGCTTAACAAATTTAAACCCTACATCAGACGCATCAACACTGTGATAGGGTGGCAATCCATGCCTCTGTCGTGCATGCCACTCTTTTTCGACTATGATCACCGGCTTACCACCTTATATATAATAAACATCACAATAATAACAACGATCCCGAATGCCACTGTCACTGCTGTGGCAATAATAAACTCAAACGCTTTCCTTCTTTTTTTTTGGGCTGCTAGAGCCTCCATCTGCTTTAGTTTGCGAGCACTTGCCATGAGCCGGACAACTTCATCCCATCCTTTTTGGCCATAGTGCATCAGCACCTGGTTTCGCATTTCACGTTCAAGCTCTTCTGCTTTTTTCTGGTTGGCGAACTGTTGCAGAGCAATTTTTTCCACACTGTCTTTTGATGCCAGCATGGGTTTTTTTAATGGTTTTTTTAATTCCGAAACTGCATTAAAAACTTTGTCAATATCTGATACAAGGCCGCCTATTGTTTTTCTGGCTGAGGCAGCAGCTTTTAATGCTGTTAAGGCCCCAGTCGCTAATGTAACTGGGTCAATATTATTTCTCCGTAAAATAAAAAAACAAGCAACACGCAATGGACTGGAGGGAGCATTGAGCATCACTTGTTTGAATTATAATTCTTAACTTGCCAAACCTTGACAGGTCAGCAAGTTTGATAATTATGTCAAATATAAAAATAAAAACAATGAAACATGTACAGTACAAACTAGGGTAATATTCAGAACATTAATGAAATGTGATGTTTTCGTCATGCACTTTCTCATCCATTGCTTGTTCAAAGAGCCCATTAAATAAATCAAGTGAATTTTGCAAACACTTTAAGACAAACTGCTGAGGTTCCAAAGTTGGAAAATGTTTTGGTGTTTTAACAGAAATTAAACTTCCACATGCCTCCAGGGTTTCGTTGTTAATCACAACCATATTGACGAACAGCCATCCATATTCCAGAATTGTTTTTGGTGTTGTGTTTTTTGAAACAGTATCGCCATCCATTATATCCGACAGCCGATGCCAGGGAATTATCACTTCACTATAGAGCCACATTTGATAATCACTCAAATTATCAAAGGGATCTTTGGCTTTTGATCCCCTGGATGATGTTTCACTTGGAATTAAATCACCTAAAAATGGTCGAGTTTGTCTATTTAAAGCAGTTCCGATTTCACGCAAAATTAAACAGGCTGACTCTTGTTCCTGGCTGATCTGGTTGTTAAGCATCAACAGCTGCACCACATCAGGCTCTAGTTTTGCCAGGGTTTCTGGTGTTGGTGGAATTGATTTTATTTTTTTGGGCCTTCCACGTTTTGCCATTGTCAAACTCTTTGCTCTATGGGCTCAATGTGTGGTGTGTAGTCTACTTGCTTTGTTTCTTGCTTTTTATGTTTTTTTGGCTTGTTTTTGGCTTCTTTAACTTGTGAAAAAATAAATTGTATCATTGTGTCATCTGGAACAATCGTTGTCAGTAATGCTTCACTTGAAATCATTTGCATATACTTGTCACCAATAAACTCTTTTTTTCTTTTATAGTTTTGTGCAAAGCCACATGCCATTATTAATTTATATTGTACACAATTAAAATATTCTTTAGCAATAAGTTCTGGTGTGTCTAAAACCCTAAATGTTTTTTGTGCATCGATTAGACGATCGATATTTTCTGCATGTTGAAAAAAAGATTTATTCGCATGGATAAAATTAGCTTTATCATCATAATTTGCTAATTTATTTTCAAGCATTTCAACTTCTTCAGAATACCATTTAAAAATTATTGTAGGTTTTTTTGGTTTTATTTTTATTCCTTTTAACTTTTTTTTGCCTGGAACTATAATTGGATTAAACAAGTTAGGTGTATTAGGATCAGGCTCGATGGGGTTTGGCCTTGGGTTTATAGACCCTGGTATATAAGGTCCATGTGGAAACAACTCTCCTTCTTCTACATTATCTAGAACCGAACCATTTTTGTGTTCCATAAATGTATTTTTCTGGATGATCTTATTAATTTTTTCTAAATCATTCAGTGCTTTTAGTGTTATTTCTTCTGAGGATGCCCCTGAGAGGTCTTTCAATTTTTCATCCATATGTTTTTTAATTGCATCAGGCATATTTTTCTCAAACTCTTCTCCCCATTCTTTCCAAGGCATGCGTGTGGGATCTTTATCATAAAGGCAACAGAGCTTATCCCGGGATATATCCGGCTCAAATTTTTGACCGGCTTTTGGCTCTACAATTAAACGTATATATTGATGGTCAATTTTAATGCCAAAGTCTTTCATCCTATGCCAATTTTTAGCAGAATGGTTTTCATATAATTCATTCTGAAATAAAATTGCTGTTCCATTTAATTTTGGGTAATGTCCAGCATGAGTTTTTTTATCTTTAAGAATAAGGTCTTTTGGTTCTTTTATAATCCACCAATGAACTGTCGCATCATATTTTTTTTCCGGACCAAAACTGAGATTGACAGTGCCAGATTTTTTTGCAGTGGTTTTTAAATAATGCAACTGTCCATAGATTATTCTTTTATGGCCGTCATCTTTTCTTTTTACTCTTACATAAATATTATTTGGAAAAGTAAAATATCGATTGTTGAGGTATTTAGGAATCCAAGAAATTTTATCTTTTGATCCTTTTATTGGATTGAAAAATGTTGAGTCCAGGTCGTTATTTCCTTGCAAAACAACACTTGTTCCATGTTCTTGCACATGAGGCACTAAACCGAGTTTTGGTGCATACACCTCTTGGTCAAATCCCTCTCCGATTGTTATATTTTCTGGCTCCCCATTTGCAAAACTTACTTGTGCCTCAATTCCAGGGATGTCATTTTTCATGTTTAAGAGCAAACGTCTGCCAACTCCGTCAACCCATGATATGTAAGAAACTCCCTCTGGGCTTCTTAAAAGTCCAGTTACTTTTGCACCGATACCAAAGTTTTCGTAAATGTTTTTATCTTTTGGTGCAAATAAATTTTGCATGTCTAAAAGTTTATCCTCATCCATGCCAACACCATTATCCGTAATCCTTAATTTATAAACCTTTTTTGATTTGTTTTCTTCCGGGGTTTGTTCACACCAATCAATCGTGATATCACCTGTTTTATTTGGTGTTCTTTGTATCGCTTCAATGCTGTTTTGGACAAATTCTCTTAAAAAGATTTGAGGTTGAAAAGTTAATCGTAATTTTTTTATAGCATAACTTGGATTTGCAAATTTCATTAATAGTGGTTTATCATCCATTGTGTTCTCCCCTAAGAAATATAAATGTTTGTGAAATGATGCCAGAATTTTTTATTATAAACATCAGGCTCTCTATCAATCCGGCAGTGATAGCCAATAAGCAGATCATCCAGTGGCATCCGTTTTCTTAACACTGGTGTGGCTGCATCTGCTCTGATTTTTAAATGCAACATTCGTTCTTTTTTTTGTTTTTTCTTTTCTGTTTTAAAATCAAAATCTTTTTGTATGCACGATAATGGATGAGTAAAATCAATTATAAATTTTAATAAATTATTACCCTCATAAGATATCCCCACCAGTGGATTAAAGTGTGGATCAGTTAATTCAAGATAGACAATCAACTCATCTCGATAGGCAGAATGTATAAAATACTGGATTACTTCATTTGCTGAAATAATATCTCTGTGTCCACGTTCATACAGTTGTTCTGCTTGCTGTACTGTTGATGCTCTTTCCCTTTTTATTTGTGATGTCTCCAGAAGATTTCCACCATCAAAAACAAATGTGTCTGCTTTTCTTACATCTAAAACATCAACAAGGGTTCGTCCAATCGTCCTGGTATAATCATCAGGTGTCAGCAGTTTATCGTTATCTTTAATAAATTTGTCCTGGGCTAAAATTGGTGTTGCAAACCCAGCATAAGGGAGAAAATATTTTGGCATGACTTTTTTTACTGCCTTGATCACATCTGATTTAACCTCTGTGAGCAGCGTATCAACCACCTCTGCTTTATTATCAACTGTATCAAAACAGAGTGGATATGAGCTCGCACCACCGGCAAAACTTGAGGCAAACACTGTGCAGTAATCAGGATAATGATTATTATTAAGATCAATAGAGTCAACCTGGGTCAGAAATGAAAAATTCCCACAAGTAAAATAGAGCCCTGAATCATCCCGGCCATCTCCTGATTGCATCACTTGCAAATAGATATTGCTGGGCCGGACCTTATGGCCGGATCCTCTGCATGGTTGATACACCTTGTTAAAGTCTAATGCATTGATGTGTTCAAACCCCTGAGATTGTAAAGGTCGGACCACACTTTCAGAGTTGAAATTAGGAACTGCAAACAACATATCCTTACGAATTTTTTTTAATGTATGCTCATTCAAGTGATCATTATGATTGTGTGAAATATAAATAAAATCGCAGCAATCA